GACGCAGGGTTGTCTTTAAAGATGCCCGCAGATGAAGAAGAACCAAGGGATGCAGTTAGAGGTAAAGCAAAAGCACTTACATCTAAAAGTAAGGGTAATTACCTTGACGGCCGCCTTGGGCTTGTTGTAGATGGTACTGGTAGAGACTATGACAAAGTATCCAAAGAAAAGAGAGAACTAGAAAATTTAGGTTATGATTGTTATATGATATTTGTAAACACTTCTCTTGATGTTGCTCTTGAAAGAAATACTATGCGTGAGCGTAGTGTTCCAGAAGATATTGTAATTAGATCGTGGAAAGACGTTCAAAGTAATATTGGTAAATTTAATAATCTATTCAAAAGTGGCATGATAATTGTCGATAATAATAAGGTAGATGAAAATATCATAATATCAGTGTTCAGAAGAATAAAAGTATTACTAAAAAATAAGGTAACAAACTCCAGAGCTAAACAATGGGTAAGTTTTGAAATGAAACGCCGAGGTATTACTAAAAGACCTAAAGGTTTCTAAGTGTGATAAAAATGTCACACTTTCAATAAAAACCAAATAAAACACCAAAACTATGTCGATTCTTATTGACAAACGCTCTTCTATGGTATATACTTAGGTATAAACTGAGAAAACAAAGGAAGAGTTATGTTAGTTAGTGAATGGAAAGAAAACTTTAAAGATTTTGGTGTTTGGACTGCAACAAATTGCAATTCTTCTGGCCAAGCTCCTCAAATTGTAGGTCGTGATACGGGCTTTCATGCCTTTGCAACTGATGGTGCAGTCATGAACATGGGTGAATCATTTGCAACATTTGAGGATGCTGCAATGTTCCTTGAAACAGTATTTAGCTGGGAAGTTAAAATCAATGGATAATGAATTTAATTTCCTCTCCCCCAAGGTATCCTCTAGAGATAGGGACATAATGGGCTTCGATGATTGTCCAGATGATGAGAATATCATGATTGAAGATGGTTGGATTATGGCACACATAATGCATCGAGTCGGTATGTTCCCTAGTGTGGGAATCGCACGTAAAAATGGGTGGAATAAGCCCATTCCACAGGGTTTTTCTGAGTTTACTGTTGGTAAGATGAAGAAAAAAGTTTGGATTCTCAATGAAATCAATGACTTATGAGTGACGATTTTTGTTGACAAATTTGATTCTTTGGTGTATACTTAGGTATAAACTGAGAAAAGAGAGATTGTGATGGTTTGTAAAGTTGATATGGATAAAGGAAATAGTCTAGGTTATGGCAACATGGAAGGTGATCTTCTAGGACGCCGCCTAGGTTATTACATATACAACGAACAAGAAGAGAACACATATCGTGAGATATGGGTCTATGATCGTTCTGTATCAAAAAGGGTTCGTACTCTTGATGGTATGGTTACATATTATCGCATTGTTGCTCACATAGAGTTGAGCAAGGAACGTGGTTCTTGGCACGTTGATCTATTACAGGTCGATAGCCGTTATAAAGGTAAGAACCTTGCTGTTAAACTATACACATTTCTTCTTAAAGATGAAGGTATCACGCTTCGTGCTGGTTCTTCACAGTCTGCTGGTGGACGGTATGTTTGGAACAAACTATCTCGCCATAAAGATATAACCGTCTATGCAAAGAAATCTCCTTACTCTAAAGTGATTGATTTTCCTAAAGCTGGAAAACGTGAATTGACTGCGAATCGGTTTGACTTATATGGCTCAGATGCAGAGATACTTGCAATTGCTGCTTAATTATTTTTACTTTTCCTTTAATATCAACGACTTATCGTGTACGATTTTTGTTGACAAAACCTATTCCGTATGTTACTATTAGATATAATCAGAGAGAGAGAAAGAAACATGGCTTATATATCACAAGAAGACAAAAAAGAACTTGCTCCTGCTATTAAGGCAGTTCTAAAGAAGTATAATATGAAGGGTAGTATTGGTATCCGTAACTATTCTACTTTGGTTGTTAATCTAAAAGAAGGATTGATTAATTTAGGTAGTAATAGTTCAGTCAATGTTTATTGGATTGAAGACCATTATCAGGGAGTTGCAAAAAACTTTCTAAGTGAGTTGTTAGTTGCAATGAAAGGCCCTAACTACTATAATAATGATGATTCTATGACGGATTATTATGATCGTTCACACTATACTGATATCAATGTTGGTAAGTGGAATAAACCTTATATATTAACTGCAATGAAAGAAGCTGCATAATGAGTAAATTAAAAGTTGGTGATATGATTGTTGAAAGTGGCATTGGATATGTCGTTGAAGAAGATGAAGAAGGATACCTTTGGGGTATCAGCAACAATGCTGAATATGAGATTGAGATAGATGAGAATTTTGTCCCAGATGCTCATTATCCACTTGACAAATCTTAATTAATGTGTTACTATTAGATATAATCAAGAGAGAGGAAAAGTTATGAGTTTTGCAGAATCAAGTACGTATTTTAATGTTGGAGATGGGTCAATTATTGGGTCGTTTTTTGAGAAAGATTACGGTAATTTGTTTGAGTTCAGTGAGAATCGTGAAGAGTGGAATACAGACTATCCCCATAAAGTTTGGGTGGCTACTCCATGGCACATGGATTGTGGATGGCGTTTTGCCAAAGTGATGAAGACTGTTGCATATATTCTTACGAATGATGAGGACGGCAATGAAGTTGTTAATAAGTGGTCAATAAAAAAACATACAGAATATGAAAATAAAACTTGACAAACCCTAATTGCTATGTTATACTATGTATATAATGAGAGTTAACAAAGAGAGAGAGAAAACATGATTGAAATAGGTACGAAACTTGAAGGTAACTGGGGTGCAATGATCCCTGTTTCTTATGGTACAGTCACTGGCATCATCAAATCAGTAAACGGTGTGACAATCCCTACAACTGCTGTTGTGGAATGGGATGACCTTCCTATGGAGAATATAGGGTTTGCAAGGATTGGAGCTGCTGGTTCAAAGGTAATAGGGATTACTCTTAGTGATGACTAAAAAAACTGAAGCGTTAATGACCACTCTACTTGGTAATGATAAAGAAATGGTGACTGTGATCCATTCTGCTTTTGAAGAAAGCTCACGGACTGTTGCTTTTGTTGAAGTTGATAAGTCTGCGAGTATAGAAAAGAAATGTGAGATTGCATACGTCAAGACCAACACAATCAATATGCCTTGGTGGCGTAACGAAGGTGTGACTGTTATGTTCCCTGAGAAGGGTTGCCGTTCTACGAGTGTAGGAGATATGGTACTAATCGGTACTGAGAAATATAAATGTGATAATTTTGGATGGAGTAAAATATAATGTGGAAATTTAAGACAACGTGGGATCGAAAACCAACAAATGCTGTAACACGGCGTTTGGCAAAGGTCGAGCTTGAAGAAGGCGGCTTTTTTGAAGAAAAAGATTGTGACCTAACCTCTGCTGTGAGTAGGGCTGAGTTTGGTTATAATTACTTGGAGTATGTGCGTAATGTCGTTTGAATGGAACAAAATGTACAAAGTTGAAGAACGGATTGACGCTGAAATAGGTGATGCCGTTCACAACTTTGTTTGTGAGTATTATGATGTGGATGAAATTACTGATCTTACTAAAAATCAGATAGATGAAATTGATGAGTTTAGAGATGGCTTGGATGAGTATTCTTTTATGCACATTGGATTTTTAAATTTAATTGACCACTGGGATGATAACCAATGAAACCATTTATGATAACAACGCCTAGGGGCAAGCGCAACTGGACACCAGCTGGTGGGTATGATCATCCTAAGAACAAATCAATTACTGCATCTTGTGCTTCAATGGAATTGTCCTTCAATTTAAATACGTGTGATTTTGTTATTGGCAAAGATGATAATCAAAACATTAAAATTATTTTAACAAAAAAGAAGGCTGCATAATGATAAAAGCTATGTTAATTGTTGCAAGTATGGGTATCAATACAGAGATGCCAAGTATGGCTTCTTGTTTAGAGGCAAGACTTGCAATTGCTAGTCAAGATGCATCTATCAAATCTTTGTGTGTTCCTAAAGAAAATGAAACAGATAAGATGAAAGAAATGCTTGGTGTTTTCATAAATATGATTAAAAAGATAAAGGAGTTAGAAAATGCCGATGGACGTAACATTATTGAGAATAGATAATGCAAGAACTGCTCTTGATAATTCTCAAACAGAATGGGCTCAAATCTATTGGGAAGGTGTGTTAAAATATATGTTGAGACTAGGTAATAGGATTACCTAAATAACTTTATGGTCACATTAACACAATCTGCAAAAGATTATTTAAAATCTGTAGTCACTAATAATGATGACTATGTAACTCTCGGCGTAAAAGGCGGGGGGTGTTCTGGTTTACAATATGTGTGGGATTTAAAGAGCAAATTACCTGATGTTACTTGGTCTGATCCTATTGAAGATGTTTTAGTTCTTGACCCTCTTGCTGAAATGTATATTTTAGGTAGTCAAATTGACTATGTTACAGAGCTTGGTGGGTCATTTTTAACAGTAAAAAATCCAACATCAACAAGCAGTTGTGGGTGTGGAGAAAGTTTCGGAGTTTGATTATGAGTAATTTTAGAACGACTAAATCATGGACGCAGAAGTATGAACAAATTCCCAGCTATAATAATTACAGTATTACTGTCACTTGGAGCGACATCTGCTTGCAGTTTGATCCTACCTTGGCAAGTAGCTACAGCAATAACAGCTGGGGACATCGCATTGACCAACGAAACAGGAAAGAGTAGTAGTGAGCATATCGTTGGGGGTGTGACAGGTCAAGAGTGTCAGTGGATTAGATTTTTACTAAATGAAAAAATATGCATGACAAGTAAAGAATATGAAAATTATCTTTTAGACATGGGATGTGAAGAATATAAGTGGAACTTCTTTGGAATACCTAGTTGTAAAGATGATAAATCTATAGGAGAAAGCACAGAATGAGGTGGAGTATGCACAAAGGTAGAGGTGGAAAAAATACAGATTTATCCTCAAACATCAATCTACTTGAAGAACAGATTAATGTTTTACGAAGCCAACTGTATTGTCCTGTTGAAGATATGTCTGACTACCAAAGAACTTGGGAAGATAAATGTTTTATTCTTCAGAGAGAGAACGATGAGCTTAAATCTAAACTTGAAAAAATTAAAGAGCATTTATCTGGCTCGATAAGATTTTTATAATAGGAGAATAAGATGCATGAATATAAATGTACAATTTTAAGAGTCGTGGATGGTGACACTGTAGATGTGGATATCGACTTGGGATTCGGTGTTTGGTTACGTAAGGAACGAGTTCGCCTTCATGGCATAGATACTCCAGAGAGTCGCACTAGAGATTTAGAAGAAAAGAAATATGGACTAGCTGCAAAGCAATTTGTCAAGGATATTTTATTGGTTGGCAGCCAACAAAGATTAATTACAGAAAAAGACAAGACAGGTAAGTTTGGTCGCATCTTGGGTAAGTTTCTAGTACACGATGTAAAAGAAGATAGAGAGATGCATCTTGGTCAAATCATGATTCGTGAACATCAAGCAGTTGAATACTTTGGTCAATCAAAAGAAGATATTGGTTATGAGCATATTAAGAACAGAGAATTTATTACAATAAAAGAGTGAAAGAAAGAGAGTATATTATGAAATTAATGAGCCATTATTATGGAAGCGGTGTTTTTGCAAATCGTGAAGTCAGTGTTTACATGGACATATACTTAAACGAAACTTCCTTAGAATATAAAAGATATTATATGTTAGAGTTAATTACTGTCAATAAATCAGTGTGGCGTAAAGCAAAACTCAGTGGAATAAGCTATGCAGAAGATGCCGCAGAGAATTTTGTAATGGGTATTGACAATTAAACTAAATCCTGTTATTATAACATTTATAATAAAGGAAGGGTTTTAAATGGCTGAGAACTATAGATTTGTGTCACGCGAAGGTGACAAGTGGGCTTCAATACTTATTGACAGCGGTAAGTATAATGGAGTGATATATCAATATGGCAAGGTATCAGTGCCAGAAGAAGAGAATGAAGACGGTAATATGCCTCTATCATTCAAATATACTGTTGTAGACTATAATGGACACACAGAAGAATCCCTAAAAGAAACAGAAGAATTTACCACCACAATTGGTGATATTCTAGTATTAGTCCTAGATGAACAACTGGAGAAAGACAACCTTGAATATGCAGACGATTGAACGAACAGCACTAACTCAGCTCGTAACAAATGAAAAGTATGCAAGGAAGGTTCTACCATTTATTAAAGGTGATTATTTCTCAGATAAAACAGAAAGAACTGTATTTGAAGAGATTGAAAAGTTTGTAGACAAGTACAATAAAATACCTACACAAACATCCTTAGAGATAGAAGTTCAAGGCCGTAAGGACTTGAATGACCATGAGTACACCAAAATTGTAGAGGTTATCAAAACTCTGGAATCTACTGATGTAGATTTTGATTGGTTGGTGGATACCACTGAGAAGTTCTGCAAAGACAAAGCTGTGTACAATGCTATTGTTGAGGGTATATCTATTATTGATGGTAAAGATAAAACCAGAGATGCAGGAGCAATACCTAGTATTCTTACAGAGGCCCTTGCTGTTGGATTTGACAATAGTGTTGGTCACGATTATTTGGCAGATGCAGATTCTCGATTTGAATATTACCATACGATAGAAAAGAAGATACCATTTGATTTAGATTTCTTCAATCGTATAACAAAGGGTGGACTTCCACCAAAGACTTTGAATATTGCATTGGCTGGTACTGGTGTTGGTAAAAGTTTATTTATGTGTCACATGGCAGCTAACTGTCTATCTCAGGGTAAGAATGTACTCTATATCACTCTAGAGATGGCAGAGGAACGTATTGCAGAACGTATTGATGCAAATCTAATGGGTGTTTCTATGGAAGACTTGCAAGACCTTCCTAAACAAATGTTTGATAGCAAGATGGATCACATTATCAAAAATACTACAGGAACACTTATTGTAAAAGAATATCCTACTGCATCAGCTAACTCTGCTCACTTTAGAGGACTAATTAAGGAACTTGCAATTAAGAAGAGTTTCAAACCAGATATCATTTTCATAGATTATTTGAATATATGTGGATCATCACGATTTAAAGGTGCTGCTAATATTAACTCTTATACTATGATTAAGTCAATTGCAGAGGAACTACGTGGACTTGCAGTAGAGACTAATGTACCTATTATGAGTGCAACACAGACGACTCGATCAGGCTTCAGTAATAGTGATGTAGGACTAGAAGATACTGCTGAATCGTTTGGACTGCCTGCAACTGCTGATCTTATGTTCGCTCTTATCAGTAATGAGGAACTTGATGCTCTTAACCAGATTGCAGTTAAACAGTTAAAGAACCGATACAATGATCCAACTACAAACAAGAGATTCGTTATAGGAATCGATAGAGCTAAGATGCGCCTCTTTGATGTGACGCTTGAAGAACAACAAGGCCTTGCAGATAGTAATCAGACAAAAGAGATAGATAAGTTTGCAGAACCTATCTTTGACAAGACAGACTTTGGAGAGGGGTGGACAGTATAATTATGTCTGAATCAATATCTTGTAAACACTGTGCAAGAGAGATTGTAGAAAGCGTACCAGAAAATGCAGGGTATGTTGCTTGTGCTGGTATGGAGTGTGGCCATATGCGTGTATATGGCTTAGATAAAGAAGATTGCCGTCAGGTAATTTTGAGGAGTGATTTAAAAGTATGATGTTAACAGATGTATTAATAACTATACCACCAATGTGGACAGGTATGGGAACGTGGGCTTATTCTGGTGAAAAAGAAATAGAACCAGATGGGAGCAATGCTAAGATGTGGCACTATCTAATTGCACCAGACAACACTAAAATTGATATCAATCAATACTTTGGGCCGTATTATATACCTAAAAACTCTGAGATAGAAGATTTAATAATGGAGATACCAGAAGTGAGGAGACATCTTGGAGAAATATAAATTAATTATAATACTCCTTCTAATAGAGATAGCTTTACATATATTAGAAGTTATTATCGATATAAGTCAATATGTTCATTGACATTTAACACACATACTGGTATAGTCTTAATATGAACTTTTATACAAACGTACTCCAATGGGGTAATCAACTTTTTGTGCGAGCTGTTGTTAATGGTGAGCGTCAAAACTTCAAAGTCAAATATCGTCCAACACTATACTCTCCTGTGCCTGGCAAAGAGACAGGGTATAAAACACTGACTGGTGTTTCTGTATTACCTACTGAATTTGATTCTATCAAGGAAGCAAAAGAGTGGATTGACAGTCATAAGTATCAACCTGAGCTGGTGTATG